TCATCCATAGATGCCTTGTCAACAGGTGGGCGCAATGAATGCTGTAAATAAAATGCTTGACACCGTGCGCGAAAGCTGCTCCCTCGCATCGGACGGAGCTTTAGCCGAAGCTCTTGGGGTTTCGCATGGCAACTCCCCCTGTAAGCAGGATGCTACAGCGGGTCAGCAGGGGGGTGCAGGTCGCAGACCGAAGGGCTGCGCGACAGAAGACGCAAAGAACGACCGGGCAGGCACGCAGCAGAGCGTGAAGCGTCACCGTGCGCGATGCGCACAAGATCTTGTGCGATCGGGGATTGTTGCAATGATGGAGTGAATGCCGTTCGTCGGATAGGACTTGACATTCTATAAGTTACTGTTTTTAAAGGACTTTACTGCACTTTTCAATTTGTCAAGTGCCGTTCGTCGGATATCAATTGTTCCGTTTATGGAATGAATCAGCGTCTAATGCCATCCGCTCGAAGCGTAGGGTAATCCTTGTTCCGCATTTTTCCGTAGTCAGGGATTTGCTCGTCGCTGCCGATGCCGGGTGATGCAGAGCGCGCGCGATCCAACCTAGCCAGGTCTTCGCGCGCACTACGATCCATTGATTGCGCATCGGTAACGCGGCTGGAGCTTTCATCGCGGTATGGCTCGTACTGCCCCTCGCGCGCAATGGTGGCGCATTGGAACAGATCAAGCTTGTAGCGGGTGCCCTGCTCAGTGAGGCATGAGCAGGAATCCACGATCACATCGGAACCCTGCTGGTGGCCACTGGACATGCAGAAAAGACGGGGCGCTTCGCTTGGAAGCTGGAGCTTTGAATCGTAGGCAGGCGCCGTCCACGGTTGGCCGGCTATACGCGGTGTCATGCTTTGGATGTAGTCCTGGGCGGTGGCCACCGATGCCGGCGCACCTCCGTCGCTGCGCTCCGTAGGCGCGGCGGCCCGTTGTCCCGTTGACACGTCTTGCGCTGTGGTCGGCGGTGGGAGGCCAGTACCTAGACGTTGCCCCATGCCGCTGAAAGTCCAGTAGGCGAATCCCAACGCGAACGGCACACCGATGGCAAGCGCGAAGTAGTACCACGGGATACGGCGCTCTGTCGTATCTAGCTCGGTGGACTCATAGAGGCCGAAAACATGCTTAGGGAGGCGTGCGCGTTTGAGTACAAGCGGCTGCGCTTTCTCGGGGTTCCGCTCGTAACGATCAAATTCGCGGAGGTGGACGAACTGCGTACCGAATCGACGGCGAACGTGGATATGCCGTTCGATTAGATCATGGACGAAAACGTCGACCTGCTTATCGGGCGACTGGCAGACGAAAATAAAATCGATGCCACGATGCCGGTGGGTCGCCAAGCGTTCGACATGCTCAGGCACCCTTGCGCCGGGTGCGCGCTTCGGGAGCATGTCCTTTTCATAAGCTTCATCGACAAGGCAAACCGCGCCGTCGGGAAGGAAATTCATCCAGTCGCGGAACTGTTCCGGCGTCATCGGCGTCATGCCGGCCTTGCCGTAATCGAAGCCGCGAACGTTGCAGACGTAAACCATACGGCCCTGCGCCTTGAATTCAAGCGCGCGTGCAATGGCGTGCAGCGTCTTACCGTGCCCCGGCTGGCCGGTGAACCAGTAAATCATGGTGTGCCACCGCCGAGGCCATCGGCAATATTTTTTGGCACGATCCAGACCCGCCACGCCATACGAACGGTGAAGGCGGAAACGATCATGCTCATGGACTGCCCAATGCCTAGCGCGCCGAGAAGATTCATAGCATCCGGCGGAATGGCTGAAATGTGCGACGTGACGAAATTTTTTACGTTGGGCAGGATGGACTGAAAGCTGACGACGGAAAGACCCATCGTGCCCAACGCTTTACCAATGAAGCCGCTAACAGCGCCCTTGAAGGCCGCGACTATGCGAACGATCGCGCCAGTGATCCATTCCCAAACTTGACCTGTCATTAGCTATTCCCACCCATAAGAATGCGGACGGCGGTGTATGCACCGAACAGCAAGATCAAGCCGCGCAAGATCGCGATGGCCTGACACCAATACGGAAATTCAGTGCTTGAAATGGTTCGGCCGGCGATCACGAGCGTAAACGACGGACAAGAGCCGCCGCCGAGCATATCGGACGTATCCAGATCGTCCACGGAGAAATTCAAGCCGAACCGCTTATAGCTGTCCACGTCGTCGCCGGCGGCGTCATCATCCAGAGCGGGCGCATCGCCCTTCGTCCAGCCTGGCTGATTCTCGCCGCATATTTCGGCACGCATGGCGCGCAGCTTCACCGCGTTGGCATTGGTGCCTTGAACAGAGAAAGGCGATTCGCAATCACCAACATCGCCAGAGACGCTTGCAGCGTTGCCCTCTTCAACCGCGCAGCGGGTGGCCCATGCTTGGGTGGCGACCATGCCCAGAGCCGCATCGCCGGTAACAATCGGTGGGCTTTGGCAATCACCACCGCCGCCCGCTGTCGTGTCGGCGCCGGGATCATCTCCACTACCCGGATCACCTGGAGGCGTGGTCTGGTTGTCCGCGTCCGTGCCGTTGGTAGTCTGGTAATTGGTGGTAGTGGTTGTGATGGTGGTGTTATTGATTGTGGTTGTGGTGGTAATAGAACTGCCGTTCGGCTGGTATGTATCGCCGTTGGTAGTCTTGTTGGGATTCGGCGGCGTGGGCTGTGGGCCCGGCTCACGCTTCTGCATTTCAGGCCCGTTGCCTTTCTGGCCGGTTTCGCCCATAGACCAACAAGTCTTCTTCCCGCTGCTGGAGGTGTAGCAATGCTGGCCGTCGCTGCGAACGCAGAAGGTTTGATTGTTGCCGGCAGGGGCGCAGTCTTCCTTGGGCTTGTTGTTCGGGTCGANGGGTTCCGGTGGAGGTTCCTCAGGATTGACGGGGCAGGAAGCGCCGGAGTATTCAAAGACGCCCCAGCAACGCGACTCGCCAAGCGCCGAGGCGCAACCGCCACCGGATTGCAATTCGAGCATGCAACCGCCGACACACTTTTCCCGGAATGGACGCGTGATGTTCCCGGCAAGCGCCGGTGCTCCCGGTTCACTGTTCAGGGACGAACAGGGTTTGCACTGTCCGTCAAGCGCCTGCACAGTGCCAGATGGGCAGGAACACTGTTTGAGCGTTTCATCCCACGGCCTATCAGCGGGGCATCCCTCAACCCAGAATCGCCAGTGCGTATTGTTGTTGCTCAGATCGCGGGCACGAACACCGTTTCCGCCCTCCCAAACCGTGTGGATATTACAAGTCTTGCCGCTATTGGCTTCGCAGGCACGAACAACCTGAGCGTATGCAATTGCGCGGGTGGCGCATTTCGGCGTGCTGGTAGATTGTTCGCCGTATGCGTTTGAGAAACATGCCGAATAGTCCTGGGCATGTGCTTTGCCGAGGCCGAAGTACGCGAGCGCAGACGCGACAATGAGAAATGCAATCCGACGCGCCAAGGCAGATCGCAGGATGCGGAAGAAATCAGACACCTTCGAAGGCCAACCAGCACGCGCCGCACAGGCCGATGATTACGAAATAACCCATCTCACTTGCTCCCGAATTTATCGTCCGCAGCGCGCTTGACGTAGCGCCAGACGACATAAATACCAAGCAGCACCGCGCACGCGGAAATGACCGCGCCAACTTCAATAGAGCCGGCAGCGAGCGCGAGGACAAGAGGTGCTGCGATCATCACGAATTCCAGAAATGGGGCGCGCCGGATCGCGCCCAGGTGGATCAACGAGCGCGCTTGACGTAGCCCCACACGATCAGGGCACCGAGGATCACGGCGACAGCCGCGATGATCAGCATAACGTCCGCCTTACCGCCCGACAGTTCCGAAGCGATGGCACCGCCGGGGCTGGTGGCCTGCGCGGCTGCGAGGCCGGCAGCGCCCATGGTGGCCAGACCAGTGCCGACCTTCGAGGCAGTGGACTTGGCGGCGGTGGCAACGCGGTTGCCGAAGTGACGCAGATTGCTGTTCATGGTGTAGCTCCTTCTGGTAGATGGGCGAAATTGCCCGATGGATCAATAAACCCCTAGGCGCGCCGCACGAAATATCAAACGCGCCTTTAAGCCGAGCGCCCACAATCCGATGATTGCGAATGCGACCAGCGTTCCATCAGCAAGATCAAGGGGTGGCAAAACTTGCTGCGGATACGGCATCCACACCGGCACAGAACACACGCCGTCCTGCTGCATGTTTTCAGCAGCACAACCGACGATGTAGAGCGGTGCCGGCGTGTCGGCCATTACTTCTTCCCGGCAGCGTCAATGCGCTGCCAGTTCTTGGCGCGCATGCTGATCTGGACGGAACCGAAGTCGCCCGGATAGAGNGCGTCGTCATTCGGCTCATAGATGCCGGGCTGGAGATCGGGCGCGTCCGATTCCAGTTGCAGGGACGAACGACGACGCTCGCCGTTGGCGAAGGTGACCATCCCGCCCTGTTCGATGATCTGCCACGGCTTGCCGTTCTTGACGCCACTTTTGATAGTGGCCGTGGTGGCGGTGATTTCAATTTGCAGCTTCATGTTGGCCCTCCTTGGGGCTGGTTTCGGGCGACTCGCCCAGTTGTGCGCCGACCGGCGCGAAAAGAATCGCCGACAGAAGCTGCGAGGCTTCGTCGGGATGCGGGCACCACTTCGGCAGCGATGAACGCGCCGTGCCCTGAATGAGTCGATGCAGCGTGTTTTCGTCGCCACCCGCTGCGTGCAGCAGCGCGTTGAGCATCGGCCCGTATTGCTTGCGGAAATGGCGCACGGCGCGAACACAGTTCGCCAGGACTTGCGCGGCAGCAACGCGGAGCCGTTCGCCCACGCCATCCACGAAATCCAGCACCGGATAGCAACCCACGAGATACGGCGCACCGTCAGTCAGCATGTCGAGCGGAAGCTCACGACGATTGCTGGCGTGGAATTCGCCCTCATAACGAACCCACGGGCTCGCAGGGTCGCCCTGCTCTTTTCCCTTCTCATACACGCGCAGCTGGTTTTCAGACTTGCGCACGCCAACATACAGCGTCTTGCCAGTGTCGTTGCCCATGTCGTCAATGAATCGACCCTTCGGGCGCTGGCCGCGCTTGTCGAACGATCCATCGTTGTAACGATCAAGCGCCCACTGAATGGGATATGCACCCCGGAAATCATCTGCCGCCAGATCGACGCGCGTAAGACGCGCGCCGCAGAGGCCCAGCAGCGAAGCCAGCAGCGACCACCGCTGCGCATGGTCGCAGCCGCTGCCGGTTTCATAGAGGCGGCAGCCGTCGCCGGTCAGTTCAATGCGCGCGGTAACGGTACCGTCCTGACGGTACGTGTTGGTGCCCCCGAACTCGACCTGACCCACCTTGTCGCCCGCGCTGTTGAACAAGCGAACGACCCATGAATAGAAGCGACCACGACCAACGTCGGATAGCTGGAACAGGTCACCGAAGAAGTGCGCCACAAGGTGACGGGCAATCTCAGGTGCACAAGCACCAACGGTGCCGTTTAAGTCTCCGAGAAGTTCCAATCGGTCACCTACGGCATCCCGAGCTTCCAAAACGGCGAACAGATCAACAGAAGCGGCAAACCAGTCAACGATTACCCCTACCCGTTCAGTTTCACTGACTCCCCTGTTAGTAGCGGGGAGTCCAAGAGCGGCCGGCGCGGTCATGCCGCCTGCCCCAAGAACGGAGAGCAACGGCGCATGCAGTCCGCCCATGCGGCCCGCTCATGGGCGTATGTGGCGATTTCCGCCGCGTTGTGGATGCCGGTTCCGGCGGCCTGTACGGCCTGCGCGAGCGATGCGTGAGCAGCACGCCAGCCCTCGACAAGCGAGACGTATTCCCAACGGATGACGTATCGCCCCGGCAGGCTCACGGGTCCCACCGCCTGTTGATGCTGTTCCAGACTGCCAGGCAGATGCCGCCGATAACGAGGAACAAGGCGACCGCGCCCATCATCTGCAATGCCTGTTCGGCAGCGGCGAGGCGCTCCAGCTGTGCGAGGGTCGGATTGATATCCATCAGCGCACCCGGCGAACGGTGCAGCGGAGGCCGGGAATCGCGGCTTCAAGCTGGGCGGCGTAATGCGCGGCGTGGCGCTGATCCGAGAACGTGCCCTCTACCTGCCAAGCGTCACCGGTCGTGGAATAAACCCTGTACATGCCTGCTCCCCAGAGAAGGCCAGCGGGGCGGACAGGGCGCGGCGGGGGAATTCGCCTCGGGGGAATCCGGCCCCCTGCCCTGCGACCCGCCCCGGTGGCGTGGTGCATGTCTATAGGTCTATAGACACGCAGCAAGTAAAG